CCAAATCATATGGTAGTAGGAAAGTTTCCTAGTACTAAATGTCAGAAGAAGACTCAGATAAAACGATCTCCATTATATGCTGTGTTGGGTAAAGTTCTTTACTACCCACCAAGATTTGTGGATTTTAAAGATCCCGATGGAAATTTGATTAGGCCAATTCAGTTGGCTATGGATAAATATCATCCAACGGATGCTAATTTAGACGTTGATATGATTGAATCTGTTTCTCAGCATACTTCAAACTTTGTTTTCCAACATTGTATTCCTGAAACTTTACGTGAAAATAAAGTTTTTAGTTATGAAGTTGGTTGCGAGGGTATTGAAGGTGATCCGTTTGCAAGAGCTTTGAGACGTACTAAATCTGCTGGATCTCCTTGGAATTTGGACATTCCTCCCGGTTTCAAAGGAAAACAACATATTTTTGGTAAAGAAGGAAAGTTCGATTACGAGAATAAATATGCGATTAAAGTTAGAGAGAGAGTTGATTATGTGCTTGAACAAGCAAAACAAGGTTCCCGTGTAGTTATGTTAGCTACAATTAACCCTAAAGATGAGGTTCTTCCTCAAGTTAAAGTTTTAGCTGGTAAAGTTAGATTGTTTTTTGGCTTTCCAGTTGAGATGTTGATACTTGATCGTATGTACAACTTAGCTTTTAGGAGGTGTTTAATGATAAATCGTATAAGAAATACTTCATGTATTGGTATAAATGTATATTCCCATGATTGGGATAAGTTGGTTAGATACTTATCTTTTGAAGATAGTAATCTAACAGGTTGTAAAATGTTTATAGCTGGAGATCATTCAGCTTTTGATGGGAAAATGCCCTTTGTATTTTCTACACAGTATACCAAACATAAGAATGATTTTTATATGGATTTAAACACTGGTATTAGAGAAATTCTTGATAGTAATATAGTTGATGCATACGTTCTTTTTGATGGTATGGTTTACAAGTTTAACAGTGGCAATCCTTCAGGTTGTCCTGATACTGCTAGTAGAAATACTAAAGTGCATCTAGATTATATTGCATATTCTGCTTTGTTAATTCGTTTCCCCAATGATTACTCACCAAGACCAAAGGTGAGTGTTGAGAAGTCTTTGAAATATTTGACATATTTCTTTAGTGTTACTCGGCATGCAATATTTGGAGACGATCATGCATCTTCTGTTCATCCATATTGTGAAATATATGGAATTCATGATCAGAAGGCTTTAACTCTTGCGTATAAGTGTATGGGACTTAAATACACTAATGATGTGAAAGATTCTTTAGAAGAATATTCTTATAGAAGTATATTGGATATTACTTTTTTAAAGAGAAATTTTGTTTATGATAATAAAAGAAAAAGATGGATAGCACCTTTGTTATTAGATTCAATTAAAAAATCTTTGGATTGGATGAGTGATTCTAAAACAGCTGATGCTGATTTTTTGAATACGATAAATACTGCTATTTGCGAGTATAGTCTTCATAGTGAAGAGGTTTACTACCGAAATGCTAATCAGGTAGTAAAAGCTTCACGTGAGATTCTTGGATTTAGTCCTAAGTATTATAAATGGCAAGATATGAGAGATATATGCTTGGCCATAGATGAGATATTTTGACTCCTAATGGTAATGATCAAGCATGTGACATATGCTGCATTGAACCGTGTTATTTTAAATAAACAAGTCTTGTTTCAACAGTGGCGAGTTGAGCAATATAAGCTATTCTGTATATTCGTATCCAATTTACAATCTATTTCCCAAAGATACGAACCCCCCTCCGTGATGTTTACATCGATTATGGATAATTCAACACAAAATACGACGCTGGAGACGTCTGAAAAACTCCAAGATACCGCTAATGAGATAACTGTGTTTCACACTTTGGAAGGTGCTGATACTAATTTTTCCAACACGATACCGTTGCCGTTGCCAGACACTGGTGCTATAGCAGATATCCGCTCATTTATGAGAAGACCTTTGATTGTAGCTACTGGAGCTTGGTCGACTGCACAAACTTTTAATACTGATTTATTTGATATTGATCTTTTTGCTTCTCTCATAGGTAATACTATGTGGAATGATAAGATTAAAGGATTTAGATATCTCAAATATACCTCTGTGGTTAAAGTCATTTTTAACCCTTCACCATTTCATTCTGGATCTGTTTATGTTTGGTGGAATCCTATTCCTGTACTCATGAGAAACAATGATCTTATTGATCTCAATGGCATGCATACTAGGGATTTGATTTGTAAGAGTCAAAAACCTGGTACTTTGTATGTTTGTGGAGAGGATTCTGTTCAAATATCAGTTCCATATGTTGCACCTACTCTATCTATAGATAAGTTAATTACTACTAGATGGGATTCTGGATCAGTGGTTGGTACTATTGCTGGTGCTTTACGCACTGGTACTGGTGCTTCTACTGTGAATTATACAGTTTATTTACACTTTGAAGATTTAGAACTTTATGGCCCATTTGTTCCTAATGGTTTTAGTGCTAGTGGTGGTGGTAAGAGATCACCATCTCGTAGAATAGGAAGTAGCAGTGAAGAAGAAGCTCCTGTTCCACCTATTAGTAGTATGTTGAATACTGGTACCGCAGTATTCAATTCTTTGTCGGATATTCCTTTTCTTAGTTCTTTTTGTAAACCTGCTGCTTGGGTTACTACAGCTCTGTCTGGAGCAGCTGCAGCAGTTGGTTGGAGTAAACCAGATTTACAGTCCCCCGCTTGTTATATGAATAAGAATTTCCATCATGGATCTGCTAATGCTTCTGGAGTTAATTTGAGTGATAAATTGAGTGTTATGGGAGATAATTTTTTGACTGTTAATACAGGTATATCCTTTAGACAAGAAGATGAAATGAGTATAAATTTTATAAAGAAACAATGGTCTATTATTAATAGATTTAATTTTTTGAATACCAATATTCATGGAGATTTATTATATACTGTTGAACTTGCTCCCAGTAGAATGATTAGTACATTCACTCTGCCCTTGAGTGTTGGTACTCAAACGATATATAATCCTACTCCTATTGGTTATTTGGGAGATTTGTTTCAATATTGGAGAGGAGGTTTAGAATGGCGATTTGTTATTTTGAAAACAGGATACCACGCTGGTACTATATCCATATCCTATACCCCTAGAGGTGTTGCTACTTCTATTTCAGATGTACAATATTTGCACAAAGATATTGTAGATATACAAGAAGGAACAGATATTTGTTTTACAACTCCATATGTTGCTGCTGAACCTTGGAAAAATTCAGATGAAGATGTAGGATCTTTACATGTTCATGTTATTACGCCTTTGAGATTTCCAGATACTGTTAGTAATACTGTGGAATTTTTGGTTTTTGTTAGAGGAGCAGAAGATTCTGAGTTTGCTGTTCCAAAAACAGATCCTTTAAGACCTGTCTTTGTTGCTAATGGTGTGGAAGTTGAAGAAACTGGTACGATTTGTACTGGTGGAGTTGGTTCTGCAAAACAAAGAAGTGTGGAGAGTGCTTCTGCAGAATTTTGTATTGGAGAGAAGATCTTGTCTTTGTCCTCTTTATTAAAACGATCTGTTCCTTTGTATTTATCTACTTTGCCCCCTGCTACTGCTACTTGGTCCCAGTCTTTCTTCATTCAACCTTATTATGCAGGAACTGCATACTTTTCTCAGGTTGCTGGAGTATATACAAGTAATCAGTTACATCTCACAGGAGATTATTATTCAAGATTTGCATATTTGTACTTGTTAGGTAGAGGATCATTAAGAATTAGAGTTGCACATCCAGCTACCAGTACTGGTATGATTTCTGCAGCTATTACTGTTCCTGCTATTACGAATACTTTTGGACAGGGTGTTTCATCGTTAAATGATACTGATCGTAGCACTGTTGCTGCGATTCCAGCTACATTCCATCAGACTACCACAGAATGTGGTACTTCTGTTCAAGTTCCTTTTTATAATAAAAATATGGCATGTTCACCCACTACTCCACTTGGAGTTTATATGCCAAATTATTCGTTAGTTGTTAGACATCAAACCGATCCTGTGCCTACTTTTGTAATGAGAAGTGCAGCCGACGATTTCTATTTTAGTTCTTTCCTTGGTATTCCTACCATGGTACAAAATTTTTCTTAAAATACAAAAAC